TCTAAAAAAATATATAAATATATCTAAAATACAAAATTTCATCGTAGTTCGTAGTTGATAATAAAAAATATATAGGTAAAACCTAGATTTTTTACAACTACGATAAAGCAACTACGATAAAATTTACTACGATGAATTATCGTAGTTTTTTACAAATTTAAAAATATCACATTAAGCTAAAATAAAATTTACTACGATAAACGTTAAATTTACTACGGTAAAATACTAAAAAACTACGATAAAAATTAATTCATCGTAGTTTTATCGTAGTTAGTTTTTCTTATAAATCCTAACCATTTTATTATTAATTTTTCTAGGTTCAGTAATTAAATCAAAGGTTTTATTTACGTTTCTACTGAACTCACGTTTACCTAAATGTTGATTTAAACCTTCTTCATCAGCCCATAAACAATATTGAATATAGCAATCATTAACTGATTTATTGTTGAAGTCATCAAGAGTAAGTTCTTTAAGATATCCAACAATAGGATTGTTCTTTTCTTCGTAATCTTCCATTTCCTTGTCAACAGCTTCAGAATGAGTAAAGCATTTATTAGTTAACACTCGCTCTAAACCTTCTAAACCTATATTGATTAAGTACTCCGCAACTTCACGAACTAATAATTTATACTTAATGTAAGGATCAAAATCTTTATCCTTATTTGTGATACTTGCTTTAAACGGTAAAATGATTAATCGGTCCATAATTGCTTTATCTTTAAAGTAAGGCATCTTATTAGCACTGAAAAAGAATTTAGTATACATCATTTCCATTGTAAACGGATCTTTACCTTTTCTTTCAACAGTTATTTGTGAACCACTTACAAGATTCTTAAATGTTCCAGCTTTACCTTTAAAATTGTCTTCGATATCATCACCAATATTAGATAACTTTCCATAAACTTCAGCTGTTCTAAATCGATCACCAATATCATCTAAAGAAAGCGTACTAGTATTGCTTTTTCCTAATACAAAATGAATTAATTCTAAAAATGTACTTTTACCAGTTGATTTTTCACCGACACAAAAGAACGATTTACGCAATTCATTTCTTCGATAAAAGCAATAACCAATCGATTCTTCTAAAATAGCTCTAATCTCACTATCTTTACAAGAAAGTTTATTTAAAGTCCTATCAGCAAGTTCATTGTATGCTTCAGGATTGTAATTCCAAGGAATTTTATTAGTTAAAACAATATCTTTATTAAAAGGAAGTAATACTTTTTCAACAATATCATAAATACCGTTTTCAAAAGCCATGTATCGTGCATCAGATTGACTAACTTCAGGAACGATTAGATCCAAATACTTTAATACTTCTTTTCGCTTAGTTTGATTAAGTAAAGGAATGTTTTTTATCATTTCTTGCTCTATGTACTTATCACCATTAATATAAATTCCATCTTTATATATAAAAAGATTGTCATTCATTGAAACGATGTAAGCATTATTCATTAAATAATTAGCGAATTTATCAAATAAGAATGTATTACCAGCAAAGAACACATCTTTCTTAAACGCTTCATCACGCATGATTACTTCTAGTTCTTTTTCAGATAAACTATCTTTGATAACATATTTATTAATGATTTCTAAACAATCTCTAGCTTCATCTTTTGTAAACTCACTAGCTTGTAAAGTCAAGATATAATTAAATAGCTGCTGATTCCTTCCATCACCTTCACCTAAATCACTAAAATTTATTTTACTTTTAACAGGATATAAAAACTTTGGAACTTCTTCATATTCTTCATTTTCAAAGATATCGTAAATTATTTCACGTTCTTTATCATTGTATTTTAGAACTTCATAACTATTTTTAGAACCAACTTTAATATCAGCTATTAGGCCGCAAGCTAAATTAACATGAGTATAGCATTTAACAATTGAGTTTTTAGAGTTTTTGAATAAAAAGTGTTTTCCTCTAGTTGTACCGTAAACTCTACAATTTAATTGTAAATCTTCTACGATATCCATTAATATTTCGCTCAAATCATAATCATCAATATCAATTAAAATTACATCATCAGCCAATATTCCAGCGTATTCACTTAATTTTTGAGCTTCTTTTAAGGTTAGAAGCTCGTTAGAACCTTTATTTTTAAATGGTGATATACATTTCTTATCTTTTGTTTCTGTATAACCACGATATAAGTTTTCCATTGCTATCACCTCAATTCTTTTTTACGATTTCTAAAAACTCTAATTACTAGCACGATAAACTCTTAAACTATAACGTTTACCAAATCTTATTTTTTCAATTGCACCAGCATTACATTTAGGACAACACCAATAAATATCATAATTACTGCTAAAATTATAATCTACATCATCGACTTCCATATCTTCATTACAATATCTACATTTTAATTTATGACAGTTATATTCTTTAGTCATTTTTCTACTCCTCCACATCGAAATAATACTTCTTAATTCGTTCCTCACCGATAGTTTCGATAGCTTGTTTTGCTATTTCTTTTGATGTAAAATAAAGGTTGAATGGTAGGTATTTATAATTATAACAATATTCAATTTTTACCTTTTTATCAAAATAATTATAAGTTAAATAGCAATTTTCTTGAGCATCTTTAATAGTCTTACATATTTCTCTTTCATTATGCTCTAAAGCAAAATCTTGTAGTTCTTTTATCACCTTTAATTTTTCAACCATATGTTCTGCTTCTTCTTTAGTTTCAAAACAATTACCTAATATCACACGATCTTCATCTGACCTAAGATTTTGAGAATAGCTTGTACATTCAACTTCACCTGTTGATACTAAACAGTAATATTCTTCTTTATATTCAGGTCTCCAAACTTTGCTTTTTGGTTCTTCACAAACTTCCCAATCATCAGCAGCAGTGTTTTTAATAGTTTGTTGTGTAAATCTATTTTCTTTAATTTCACCACCAGCAAATTTGATTTTAACTTTATCATTTTCAATAAACCAATAACCTTTCCAATCAGGTCTTTTTACCTTTTTACCTTCTAACATTTGTTCATATGCTTCACTAAAATTCATATTTTTACCTTTCTATAAAACACCAAATTGTTTTAACCTTTCATACGTTAAATTTATGTACCATTGTTTATCTAAATGAGCTGGTACACTAGCTCCGTTAATATCATTATTTTCGATAAAGCAATGTTCTGGAGTATTGGCGAACCTTTCAATAGTTGCACCTCTACTTTTACATTTACCTAAATAACTATCACTTCTATTTTTAGAAGCAAATACACGATAACATTTATTAGTCATATAATTGTTGTTATGAACTACATACTCATAGTTACCACTTAGTTTAAATACTTTTTGAAACATTATTAATTGATCACATTCACAAATAGTCTTTTCAACAGGAGTATTATTCACCATAAACTCAAGCATTGCTTTATTGACTATTGGTAAATCGTTATCTAGTTTGTCAAGTTTTTTAACATAACCACCTTTAGACTTCATTCCACCTTTATAATCAACAATCACATAATTGTTTACATCCTTTTGGAATATCGATTTATAATAATCAAAGCTCATATGTAAATGTGTTCTTTGTTCCCACTCATACACCACATCATCGAACAAATCGAAATCTTTACGTTTTATCTTAGCAGCTATACCATCAGTATTAGATTGAATTAATTTAAAACTAGGTATTTTATCTTCTAACTTATCAATTAAATCAATTAAGAATACTTGACCGAATATACAAACTAAGTTTCTATGTAGTGGATCATATAAATTATTTGTTGGATCACCTTCACAACCGTAAGCAATATTACATTGTCTTTTGTATGGTTCACGTTCTTTCTTTTTCTTTTCGGCCTTTAACCTTAAACTAGTATCAAGAATATACTTAAATAGTTCAGGTTTTGTAGCAGCTCTTGAAAGCAATTTGTAATAAACCATTAAGCTAGGATATAATTGGTCCACATCGAATAAAATTAAAATTTCATCAGATTTACAAGTATAATTGTATTGTGATATCGCACCATGTATTCCACCCCAACCAACAGTATGCTCTACTCCAGAAATATTAATTTCTAGATTTCTAATATAAAAATGTTTAGCAAAACAATTATCATAATCAAGTTCGTATTCATCAATTAACTTTTTAGCATCGGCTAATTTTTTCTTACTACCAACACCAACTTTTAAAATTGCTTTAGCTTCTTCGTATTTACCATCAAGTTCACCAATCGTTTTTTCATACGAATTTAAGAACCAATTACCAACAATTTTATACTTTCCTAAATCTAAATTAACAGGTAAACGAAGATTATATTCATCGCCAAAATCTTGTCTTTTAGCACCTAAAATTATAGCTGCTAATTGAGCTTGAGTTTTACCTATGCAACTTAAAGGAAGTTCAAATTCGTTAATTAAAGCAAGCATACAATCAAATTCAACTTTTCTTTCTAAGAATACTTCAATTGTTTGCTCTACATCATGAGTACAATATTTAATAGTTTCAGCAATTTCAGAATCAGTTAACTTTCTATCAATATTAAATGGAACTGAAGTTTCTTGAATGTTATTTCCCATAAAGCACTCAAGTGTTTTCAAACCATAATCAGTTTTACCTTTTGAAACATCGTAATTGTAAAGTTTGATATAGTTCATTTGTTTATTGAATTGATAGCCTGATTTACCTTTACGAATAATCCAATCAGTAATTTCATACGGATCAAAACCAGCTAAAATACCTTTTAGAATGAATTGGTCATAACCTCTTGAATTAAATCCTATCCATATATATTCTTTATGATTGTCATAAAAAGATTGAAGCTGTTTTTTGTCATTGACTATAACAGTTTTCTTATCTTCAATTGGTTCAATTAAAACTACAAGCCAATCATATCTAAACACCTCAAAGTCATAAAACACTAACATTTATTCTTCGCCACTTTCTAATAAGATTGGATTAATTTCTTTTCTAGTTGCACCAAATTCATTAGAATATTTAGTCGCTTGCAACATTAAATTAGCATTATCAACGATAACTTTTGCAGTATCACAGATATGTTTACTTTTTTTGCTTTGAAATTCTAATTCTTCATCTGTTTCAGCATCATTTAAACATTCTAATTGTTCCATTAAAATATTGTGAACATCGAGCAATGTATTTCTAATTGCCATTCTTTTTCACCTCCGATTGTTTAATTTTTATTTTTGCAATCAAAACTCCACATTTTGTTGCTTCACTACAACCTTTATAATAAAGATTGTATTGGTTCATTTTTAAAAGTTCGTTATTACTAACTAAAATTAAATTGTCTATATCAAAATTTCGATTATTCCCATCAGCAAAAATTACGTTATAGCCTTTAGGAATTGATCCATGAACTTGTTCATAAATTAACCGATGTTTATAAACTAAGAAAGGATGTGATTTATTACCTATTGGTTCACTAACTTTAACCAAAAGATAGCCATCTTTACCAACGGTTTCAGCTCCTATAGGTAAATGATTATGATTTTGTTTATTTATATTTTGACCTTTCGCAAATCTAGTCTTCTTACTTCTTTCTATACCTTCTTTGCTCATATAATCAGTTTGCTTTTTTCCTTTATTAAAAGGTTGATGTCCTTTTTCAAAGTATGCTGTTCGACCACTATGTATTTTATATCTACTTAAAATGGATTTTAATTTTATTTCAGTTAGATCCAAATTAAAACGTTCGTTAAATAATATTGTAAGTTCTTTAATTGAAAACTTTGGATAATATTCTTTTAAAAATTCAATCATTTCTTGAGAATATTTTTTCATTTATTCACCTCGCATAACACCCCTACCCGTAAGGGTATACTAAATTGTTTTTTGTAAGCATACCCCAAAGGTTAGGATATGCTTAATCTAATCTTCGTAAATATCTAACACTTTAAAAGTTGGAAAATCGTTTTTCTTACCGTATTGAATAGCGTATGTAAGTGATTCAACATCTTCTGCAACATCAAGAAGCATATTAGCGTATTGGTCAAAATCCTCGAAATCTACATTTACTCTAGTGTCAAGTGATTTTAAGAATAGATTAAAATTATGTATACCGAAAGCTGTTAGTTTTCCAGTTTCTTTATCTTTACCAACTAACACTTGATTGTAAAATAAGCAAGATTTTTTATATTTACCTTCTACAATTCTAAATTGGATCTTACCCATTGGTTTTCCATCTTTAGTTTCACCAAGTTCAATTTTTTCAACTTTTACTTCATATTTACCAACAGGAACTTCTTCAAAATTCCCACCGTTTTCTTTTGCTTTTTGGATGCTTTCTTGTAATTCTTTAGCATCGTATAATTTATTAAAATTAGTCATTTTTCTTTTCCTCCTTTTTATAAATAATATTCATGACTTCTTTTGCAACACTTTTAAAAGCATAGTCAACTATTGCATTTGTAATATCGTCGTTTTCCATAAATACGTGTCTAATCATCCTTTCAGCGACTTCAAATTCTACTTCAAGTTCTACTGAATCGATATTATTTATATGGTGTGCCGATAATAATTTTCGATTTAGTTTTATAGCGAAAGCTATGCTGTCAATAACATATTCTTCTTTTAATAACTTAATTACTTGTTCCATTATTCAGCAACTCTTCTTCTTCTACGAACAGGTTGTTCTTCAACAGCAGGAGCTTCGGCTGCTTGTTCTTTTGCAACATCATTAATTCTTCTTCTACGAACTGGAGCAGCTTCTTCAGTTTGCGGTTCACTCACTTCATCTAAAACTTCAGTTGGAACATCATTAATTGATGGTTCAGCAACAGCTCTTCTTCTACGAGTTGGAACTTCAGTTACTTCTTCAGCTTCAGGTTCTTTGTTTTGAAAGTCCGCCACTTTTTCAGCTAAAGTTTTCTTTGGTTGTTCTTCTTTTTCTTCAACAATTCTACGAGAACGTTTAGGTTGTTCTTCTTCCTTTGGTTCTTCAGCTTGTTTTGCTAGTTTTCTATCGATACGATCAATTTCATCTACAAAATCAAGTTGTTCCAAATCATAATAATCACGAATAGCTTTATCAACAGCTTTTAAATCGTTATCGATTAAGAAACTATTAAATAAACCGATTGGCGATTTACAAGTGTCATGACCGCTGTTTTGAGTTTGGAAATAATACTTTCCATCTTCTACAACAGTTTTTAAAACGATTGAATACATACCTTCAACGGTAATCTTTTCATCTAGCAATTTACCAACTGTTTTGATTTTCTCATTACCGTTGTCATCTCTAACGATATGACTCATAACATAAACAATTTTATTTTCTGGTAACTCATTAATAGCTTGAGCAAGATCCCAATAGTTTTGTCCGATTTCCGTAAACTTATCGAATCCTTTTTCAGTCGCTCTACGCATGAATTCATTAGCCATTAAATATTGGCTATCATCAATAACAATTACTAATTTATTAGTTGCAGCAATTGCTTTCTTAATTTCTCGGTAACTATCAGTATTGATACTTTCAAATTTACCTCCATTACATTTGAACGGTAATTGTTTAGCAGCTACATTGATTAGTAATATTTCACTACTATGAAAATTACGCATTGAAGCTGATTTACCAGTTCCACTTTCACCTAAAATTAATACTTTTTGTCCCATTTACTTTTCCTCACTTTCTTTTATTTTTTCAGGGTAAATAATGTTAGAATCTAACTTTCCATTACTTTCACAATACTTTTTAAAATCGCAAAAGAAACAGAACTTGTTAGGCTTTTTATTAAAATCTTGACATTCGATGCAATGTTTGCTATCAGTCAAAAAATCAATAACTTTTTGAATATTGTACTTAATAGGTACAATTTTAATATTTTGAGCTTCACATTCTTTAATTAGTCGCTCACGATATTCTTCAATACTTTCGTATTCATCTTGTTTCAATTTAACTTTTGGAACGATGACATAATTTAAATTACGTATTTTCTTTCCCGGATTTAACTTTTCAAAATAGTACTTATACAAATGTAATTGTCTACTATTTAAATAATTGTCAACATTGTTTGAATATTTAAAATCGTATAAGTCATAACCAATAATATCTTGACTAACTTCATATCCATCATTATCAATTACATTACCGTTTTCATCATATCTTGCATGATTAATATTTGTTTGATAAACAGGTACTAATAAATCCATATAACCTATGTAATCTTCATCATCAAGGCAAAGTTCATATTCACCTTTAGGTAATATCGCTTTGGCCTTTTCAATCATTATTTCTAGCTTGATAGCTTCATTAACCATTAAAGGTGTTACGCTTGGATAATTTGAATAATATCCTTTAATTGCTTCCAAAACGTTTTTTTCAATTCCAGTATGTAAAGCAGTTCCTAATACCAACGCATTTGTTGGATCTAAATTAAATTTAGTTTCAAGTTTATCGATATAAATTAATTTGTATTTATACGGACATTGTTTGAAAGTATCGATACGAGAATAACTAACTTGCATTTATTCCTCCTTTCTTTCCATAAACAAGATTACTAATCCTTGAATTATCAGATAACCTAGCACACATATTAATATTTTCATAGCTACTCCTATGCAATTGTTAATTAAATAACAATATTTTGATAGTACTGAGAATGATTTGTGTTCATTTTGTGAAAACTAAATAAACAAATTAGTTTATTTTTATCGATTCAAAACCTTTTAAAAATAGCACCAATTCTTTAAATTCTTCATACCCACTAGGGTATAAAATTAATGCTATTCCACCAGCTTTTTTAATCTCTTCAACGTGATATTTTTGGAGTTCACTAGGTTTACCATTAGATGCTTTAAGTTCAACACCTAAAAAGAATCCATTACAACAAACAATTAAATCAGGAACACCTTTCTTACTAAATCGATCGCCATGAGTTTTTATGTAATAACAACCTTGTTCATCAAGAAACTTTTTAACTTTGTTTTCAAATTGCTTTTCAGCTGCTATTTGTCATCACTCCAATCTATTTTTTGACCGCACATTTTGCAATAAGGTTGCATAGCATATACTGTAACTTGTGTATCGTTACAACGAGGGCAATATTCGTGTTCAAGACCAATAGTATCTACGTATTTTAAAGGTTTTTTAGGTGTTGCTTTATCAACTAATTCTTTAATTTGCTTTAACGCTTCTTTGTATTTATTGCTCACAACTACTTCACCACAATTCTTATGTAAGCTTTCTTTGTAGTTACTTTTGGATAATCAGCGATTAAATCTTCATACAATTTTGGTTCTCTATCTTGCAAAGCTTTTAGATCAATACTCTTGCTTTCGCTTGCAGCAACTCGAGTAATAGTTACATAGTCATTTTTAACAGATACAATATCATTGTCATCCATTGCTTTTTCAATTTCAGCTTTAACATTCTTTTCGATTTCAGCAAGTCTATCTTGCTCTTTTTTCAATTCACTTAATTGCTTAAATGATTCCAAATACTTTTTTTCAAATACAGTTAATTCCATTATTTATTTTTCCTTTCTTTTAATCTATTGAGGTGTATTCTCATTGCAACAGTCATTCTAGACCATTCATCGCATACAGTAATACCTCTTCCACCATAATCTTTATAACGGTTTGTTCGGATATTAAAGCATCGATTTTTCATTTGTAACCAAATTCTATATAATCTAGTATTCTTTTTTCCATGTTTAACGTACATTTTTTAAATCCTCTTCAAATAGAAAATCTGTATAATCTTTTCGCATTGCTAAAACATCATAAATTCTATAATCAATACCACTCTTTAATTGATAATAGAAACATGGTTGTTCTTGTCCGATCCTATGTATACGTTTCTTACTTTGCTCGAATAGTTCGCTCGAAAGTGGTGGACTGAAATACACAATCTTATTAGCTTTCTGTAAATTCAAACCATAAGCACCTGATTGATATTGCACCAAAATTAAAGCATTTTCGCATTTTTCATAGTTCCCTAAATCTCGTTCACTACCATTGCAGAAACTCAAAGGTCGCCCATTTTTAAGCCCAATTTCACGCAATTTAGATAGTTCTTCATTAAAGTTATAAAAGACTATAATTCTATCGTTCGTACTATTGAGAATATCTTCAAATGCATCTAACTTTTCTTTGTTAAATTGTGAACAAAGCATACGCTGATAAAGTAAATTAGTTAATGTAGTATCACCTACCAACTGTTTACCTTCTACTTCAACAATAGAATGTTTCTTGAAATACTGGTACTCTTTAGTTTCACCGCATTTTATATCAATAAAAGTTTGAGCTGGTAAATCAAGCACTTCTTCAGTTTTCATAAATACCGCTCCATAAGCCTTTAATTTGGCCTTTAAGCGTTCCACATTCTTGTACCCTGTAATTATAGGATAACCTTCCGAATCAACAGAATAAGCCACATATTGGCGATAAAATAGCTTTTTAGAGATATTCCAACCAAGTAAATGACATTGACTCCAAAGCTGCTCGTATTTACCGTTAACAGGTGTTCCTGATAGAAGTATTACGTTAGTTGGATTTAATTTATTTAGAATAAACTTTGCTTGCTTTGTTGTTTCATTTTGGATCAATGAGCTTTCATCAAGCATCAAAGTAAAATCACTTAACTTACTTAATTCAGGTCTTCTCCAAGCTAGTTCGTAATTAATTATGAATACATTAATGCAGTGGTTATATTCTATATATTTGAACATCATTTCAAATTCTTTTTCGTTTGTTAAGTTGTAAACGTTACAAGCGTTAGAACCGTATATATAGTTATTAATAAAATGATTTATCCAATCATCAATTTTTGACTTTTGACAAATAACAAGAATGTTTTTACCTAAACTAACAGCTTTTTCAGAACCAACATAAGTTTTACCAAGGCCCATTTCAGTCTAAGTAATATGCAACTCGGTTTTTATTTTCCGTTTGTTTCAAAACATCTTCTTGATGTTTCATAAGTTGAACATTACTCATTCTTCATCACTCTCCTTTCTTTTAATTTCTACTTTTACATTAACACCTTCACGCTCACTAATAATTTTAGCGAGTGTTTCAAAAAACTTAACAACATTCATTTTTATTCAATCCGAAAATGTTGATTGTTTCATCAGGTGTTAAATTGTATCGATTAACTATGAACGCTGTTTCTCGATTAGTAAAATCAGCAATGTTATTTAGTTTTCTAGAAAGTGTTACTTTAGCAATTCCTAATGCATCCGCTAATTTGCTGGAATTATCACCATGAGCAATCATCTTGCTTTTTAATAAATTTGTATCAACCATTCTTTTCACCTCCTTCAATGTAAACTTCTAATACAGTTTCTAAAAATCCAAAAGCACAAGCATAATTATTACTTTCAGCAATGGTTCTTGCTTCTTTCAAAAATTTAGATAATTCATCTTTAGACATGTGATTCACCTCACAATCACTAACGACACAAACATTTTACCATATTTTGTAAATTGTGTCAAGTATTTTGTATCTTTTTTTTAACTTTTTTTAATTAAAAGTTATATAAAATATACTTTTAAGATACTTACAAAATTAATATACTAGAATAACTTTAAAAAAACAACCCTTTTTAAGATGTTTTTTATTTTACTTTTGTTATCTTTTAAGATACTATTGAATAGAAAGGAGTGCTATTAAATGACAATCGGTGACAATATCAAAAAGTTTAGAAAAGAGAGGAAACTTACTCAAGAACAATTAGGAACTATTTTAGGTGTTAAAAAAGCTGCTATTCAAAAATATGAAAATGGAACGGTTAAAAATTTAAAGCAAGAAACAATAAAGAAGTTATCGGAATACTTTGGTGTAGATCCAATTAATTTTATCGAAGCTCCACCACTTTAACTTCACCATTCTTACGATTGCATATTATGAAGTATGTTGTTTTAAATCGATTGATGAAGTGCCAAGCGTAAATATCTTCTCGTTCGATATCGATGTAAAATTCTAAAGTATCTTCAACATGTTTGAATCTTTCATTGAATACTTTCTTAATCTTGCTAATTGCTTGTTTTTGTGTTAACATAATTTAAAACCCCTTTAGTTTTTATTTATAAGGTTGTTGCCTCAACCTTATATATTTATTATACTTCATTTGAAGTATTAAAGCAAGGGAAAAGTATCTAAAAAAGATACATTTTTTCAAATAAAAAAGATACCCTACAAAAGTAAGGTATCTTTTTTATTACTTATTCTTCCCAAAATCGACCATTATAAGAAATATAGCCAATATATTTATTATCCATTGTAAACACTTTTGATTCAGCAAGATTACTCGCTCCAAGTCCGTTTTCATCACAATACTTTATAACTTGTCTAGAACATTCTTCAATGCTTTCGCATTCAACAATCATTCGCCAAGCTCCTTCTATTTGCTTGTAAGGATTTTCACCTCTATCAGGATTTCCACAAGAATCTAATAATAATTTATACATTTTTTCGTACCCCTTTGTTTTTAGTAGGTTATTGCCTTAACCTCTATATTTATTATACTACATTTGAAGCACTAACACAATAAGAATAAGATACTTTTTATAAAAAAGTATCTTTGTTTTTAATCATTTCAATTAGTTCATCATCAGTTAAAATTTCAATAATATCGCATTCCAAAGCATTACTTAATTTTATTAATGTTTTTAAACGACAACCGTTAATATCTCTAGCACCTTGCTCGTATTGTTGAAGAGTTCTAATACTGATTTCAGCAGCTTCAGCTAATTGACTTTGACTTAGGCCTTTATCAAGTCTTAATTCTTTTAATGTCATTATGTATCACCTCATTTAATATTATATACTATTTTATTCTTCTACACTTACAAATTCTTTTCGGCTATAGTTTTGCCAATTATTTTTATTACCACAATTTGAACAAGTCGTAAATTGTAATTTACACACTAGCGAATCACAATTTAAACAATTTGGTGTTTCATCTTTAGCGGTAAATACTTTTCCTGTTGGAACTTTATCTTGATTTCTTATTTTAACCCAAATTCTTTTAAGCCGATCTTTATTTTTACTCCAAAGCACATTTTTCTTATATTCGCTACTTTTACTTAAAATAGCTGTAATTAATTGAACGCATGTAATCATATTTATACCAAAACCACAACATTATAATCTTTTAAATATTCTAGAATAATATCATTTGTTTTCCAGCTATTAAGCACTTTTGTAGGTATATCTGGATTTTCTTTTTTGATAAATTCGATAGCAGCTGCTCTTGTTGTAAAATAAGTTCTTTTTCTAGTTTTCTTATTTTCAATTACTATATAAGTCATTCATTTCACCTTCCTTTTTGACTTAGGTCTTAACTTTTTATCATAATATTTTAAAAGTTCTTTAATAGTTCTCATTTTGACCTCTTTTCTGCAATTGCTTGACTAATGGATCTTTTTAATTCCCATAACTCTTTTTCACTTGCGTTTTCTAACATTTCACGTACTAATTTTTTTGAATTGATTCCATCCGTTTTTAATAATTTAATAATTTGTTCTAATGTCATTTTTAACCTCTTTCTTTTTAGCAATTAAAAGGAGTGTTTTTAATCGCCGGAATACTTTTTAACTAATTGATTGAATTTTAAGTGGTTTAAGATTTCGCTGTTTTCCTTCAGCTAAATTTTATCTACAATTGCACTCCACAATTTAAGACCTTAATTAATCTTCGTAATAACCTAAGATATAAATATCATTGTTATCATCAATTTCTTCAACACATTTTAATTTTATAGTTTTATGAAATTCCTTATCAAAATCCCACAATCGTTTTAAATTTAATTTATCAACTTCTTCTTTGGTTATTTCAGTATTTTCACAATCTGAAGCAACAAATTCTAATCCTAAACCTTGATTTTTAAAATACTCTGTACTTACATAATATTTCATATTTTTACCTCCTTTATTTATTTGTTAAAATAATTCTTGTTAGCACAACTTTTTGATTACATTCATCACAACATAAACCTTTTGCAAGTGGTTCAGCATTATTTCCATAACCACTAAATTCTTTTCCGCAAAGTACACATTTTTTCATAATTTTACTCTCTTTCTTGCTCAACCTTTCACATGATGGAGTTGCAACCATCCAACGCTGATTTTAAGAAAGTACGCTTTAAGGTTAAGCGTTAACCTCATTCCATAACTTATCAATTAATTTCTCCAATTCATCTCTATCAGAAATATTATATAGACGATATAACTCATACTCGCTTGGTTTTTCCCAGCCTTTTGCAAAATGTAATTTAACTATTGCCTTCACTAGATTTTTTTCTTCTTTTGTCATTGGTTTAAACCACATATTTAATACCTCTTTCTTTCTGTAATAGTCGCTATCAACTATTTACACTAATATTATACCACAATTGTAGTATATTGTCAATAGTTTTGACTCATTTTTTGAAAATTTTTACAAAAATTTTAAAAGGAAGTGATTTCTCACTCCCTCTTACTAATTAATAACCTTGTTTGATTAATTTATAACTTTCTTTCAACAGCTCTTCTTTATGTTCTATCAAGTTATCAATATCGATAAAATGATAATCATCGTGCCAATCGAGTAAGTATTGGATGAAGCTGTTATCAGTTTTTATTTCTTGTTCGACTTGATCCGAACTATAACTATCAACGTTTCCGTATCCGTTAAACTGAACATAATCATCATAAAATCTATAATCACCATATTGTGTTGCTCGAACACCTTCAATCATTGTTCCAAAGAATGTTTGGAAGAAGTCTTCATCGTTTGAAAAGTATTCTTCGTATTGGTTGTTAGTGCAATATTCGTTATAAGTATTTAATAATTCGTGAAATTCAGCTTCTTCTAATTGCTCTTTGATTATGTCTTTAAGATAATCTTCAAAGTCAATGTATCCTAGTTTTTCGTAAGCTGTTAGTTGTGTGATATGATATTTCATTTTGTAAATCCCCTTTAGTTTTATTGAGGTATTGCCTTACCTCTTAAATTTATTATACTACATTTGAAGCACTAACACAAGACTTTTTAAGATATTTTTTAAAAATAAATTTATCTTTTTAAGATACTTTTCTCTTGTAATAGTACTTCATTTGCAGTATAATAAATATATAAGGTTAAGAGATAAACCTTATAAAAATACAAAACAAAGGTGGAAACAAAATGTATAACAAATTTGATTTAGAAACTTTAAAAGTGATTTTAGAAAGAGAAATTGAACTTTATAATGAAAGAAACGTACATGATCAAATAGAAATATATGAAGTAAGAAATGCAATGAATAATATCTATAGTAAAGAAGAATTGAAATCGTTCATTGAAGAATTAAAAAGTAAATAAAAAATAAAGACACTCGTAAAGAGTGTCTTTTGCTTTTACAATACGTTAGGTTTACTTTTTGCAATCGTACCTCTAATATTTGAAATTCCAGCAACAACAACTAATGGAAGTTCGCTTATTAAATCAGTACAATTTAAAATACCGCCGCCCATATATTGTATTAATGAATTGGTTTGATAATAGCCACTTCTTGCTAACGTTGGACCGCTTACACCATACAAAATACTAACAGCATCAGTTCCACTTTGTCCGACAATTGCACTTTGTTTTGTACTTTCGCCAGTGTATGCGTAATACTCGCCACCATTAATTTTAACTACACTATTTGAGGCTGGTAAAAAGCAGTAACTATTTTCAGTAACATTTGCTACGGATCCACGACAATTATTAAACGTACCTCTTAAAGCAATTAAACTATCTTTATAACCTGTAATGTAAAAACGACAATTTTCAAATAATACTACTCCATTCGTTGTATTTGAAATTCTAATAATGGTATTAGTTGCAGTATTTGCAGCTACAACATTTGCTCCTATAACGTGCATATTATTATTTGAGTGAAAAACAACATTATAAGTGCTATCAGTTATTGTTGGTGCTATTTGACTGCAACTTGAAAAATCTACAATAGCTTTTCTATTGCTTTGAATATTAAAATCAAACCAAGAATAAGGACTACCACTTACTCCAGTTCCTTGTGCTGGTGTAGTCATTCCAATAGTACCGATTACATGTAATTTCATTGTTCTGTAATCATCACCAGCATTTAAGAAAGCTTTAACTAGATTACTAATTTGAATATTGTCATTAGTACCGTTGCAATAATAATAGTATGTTAATTTATTTTCAACAGCTGTCATTTGATTTTGTAATACACCAACTTCTTGTACTACACTATTAGCTTGTGATCCATTAATTGATTTAAAAACTTCAAATTGTACTTTAGTACCAATGACAGGAAGTGCTAAAGTTAATTGTACTTGACTATTACTTGTAATTGTGTATCCGCTTAATGGATTTAAAACTAAACCATTTACGTAAACAATTAAACTATCTAAATTCTTATCATATTGACTAATGCCGATAGGAATATTTTTTTCATTAACAACGGTTGTAATATATTCGCTTGAATAATATCTAATTAGTGTTGCATTAGCAACTAAATTATCTTTAATACTTTCAAACCATTCGTTAAAGGCTGCTGTAAATTGAGTATATAATTCATCACTATCAAAGCCTTCGAACGCTCCACAAATTAAACCACAAAGTTCACTCGCTCTCATATCAGTTATTACAGTTTGTGAAATACTTGAAGATTGACCAGCAACTGTTATATAAGCTAAACAATATTCGTTTACAATATCATTTCTAATTAAATCATTTATAGTTGGAACATGATCTAAACTTTTTACAATAATACTTGTATCTTTGACAGCTTCAGATGAATCAGCATGTATAATTATACAATCGTATCTATTAGAAGCTGTTGCTTGGTCCAATGTAATATTGTATGCACTTTGATTTATGAAAAACTTATTACCAAAGAATCCACTACCAATAGCAACATTTATAGTCATTCCACTAACATATTTAACAGCTAAATCACTTCCAAGCGTTCCATCTTCAGCTGGTTTTACACCATTTTTGAATAAACCAATGTATAGATTACTCATATCTTCAGCATTATATTTTCTAGGTAAAGCGGCTGAATGGTTGTAATAACCACTCTTATATGTTTTTATTTCTTGATAAATAGGCATTAATTATCAACTCCTTTATACTCAAATTTTGGTTCTACATTATAACCGTTTTCATCATCACTTTCTAAAATTTCAGTAATAACAGCATTTGCACTAATTCCATACTCATTAATGACTTTTACAATATCGCCTAAATTATAATCCACTTTATATTCGTAACTATCAATAGTGTCAATTTCACCTTCAAAAGAAAATGATAAATTATAATTAAGTAAAGCGGTTCTTCCTAATTCTGTTAAAAGCGGAGCATAATAATCATCTTCTAATTTATAATTATTTCCACTTGCTTCTTTTTTAGCAATTACATTACCATCTTTAACATAAGAAGATCCGCTAATAGTTCCGCCCGGATATAAATGTTGAACTTCTTCTAAACTCATTACATTTTTGACACTACTTCCATCAACAAAAAGTTCTTTTCGGTTAAGTCCTATATTTTCATTTCCACGAACAACATTTACAAATAAACGAGTTCCATCTTCAGCTTCAACTCCACCAACTCGAGCAACCGTTTTGTAAACAGTTTTATCCTCTTCATATTCAGTACTCAAAATATTTCCATAATCATTTGAAAACTCAACATATTCATCATTTTCCATACTCGATTTATCAGTACCTTTATAAAGTTTAAAAATAAACTTCTTTGTATCGATATCAAAAGTAAGTTTAAATCCATAATCGTATCGTTGACAAAGTTCTTTAATAACATCTAAAACATAATTTTCAACCGTAAGTTGAATTGTTATATTATCATTAAATTCATCAATATTAGTATCATCAAAAACAAGATTACTTATCTTTCTATTTGAATAATCAGATCCTGGATCAATAATATTATCATTCAAAATTTTTTTAATAAGATTTCCAACCGTACCTGTAAAATTGATAGTGTGCCAAATAGTTCTACCACTTAATATACTAGCAACATCTATTCCATATATAGTTAAATAATTACCTTGTTCAACAGATGTTTCAATTAATCGATCGTTAATAACACACATCATATCATCATCGTATCGATAAATGTAATAATCCATTTTAAGCATTTCTAACATTTCTTTATTACATGAAAGATATAATTCACAATCACCAACATCATTAAATTTTTTTGTCCATAAAACCGATTCTACATCTTCTAAAGTAGTAATCGCTTCATAGTTATTGTTTAAAATAAGTAATTCCATAGCTAAACTCCAAGATACTTGTTATTAAACATTATTTTTAAGTCAACCAAAGTTTCATCATTACATTCGTAACCAAAAACATTATTACCTTTTTTAAGCGTAAACCAAAATGGCCTTCCATCAACATACTTCAAAATGTTTTCTTTTGTTCCATCAGCTTTTATTCGTGTAATTGTTTTTGGTGAAGAATCAGTATTGATATCTAATAAATCACCTTCGTTGAAAGTAAGTGAATTTTTGAACTTGATATATTGTGAAATATCATTACCATTAAATATTTTTAATCCTGTAACATTACCACTAAATATAGCTTGAATCATTATTCCTGTTTCATTACCAGCATTAAATACATTTGCTTGATTATCACTTAATATTGTTGAGAATGGAATACCTTCTTTATCAATTGCGAATGGAAAAGTAAACTCACTCACTAATGTACTAATATCAGTATAAATACTCTCTAAATCTTTCCAATAAGGATCAGGACAAACAAGATTAACAGCAATTGTTTCGTTATCATCAAACATTGGTATATCACTTTCTTCAATATACCCTTCGCAATAAACATTTTTAAGTTTGTTTTGATAATTAATTTTTACATATTGTTCGCTATCGATCCAAGCATAAAGTTTATTTCGATTAACTTCAACATCACCTAATATCTTAATCACTAACGTAATATATCTTTCGTTTAATGTTGATCCATTATATTTACTTCCTTTTTTGTTAGGCGATTTACTCCTAAAAATTTCAGCAGAAGGTGAAGTAAATCCAGTCGCTGAAATTAATTGATAATTAACATCATCATCAATATTAATTACATTTTTGCTTTCATTTTCTAATTCCAACTTAATCATTTACACCACCCCTGTTTTCAATTTATTTAAAAGTCTTCGATCATTATCGTTTTCTAGCTTTCTTAATTCTTTTCTAGAAAGAGTACCGTTATAATTAACTGTCATGCTTGCATCAACTTGATAATTATTAGATTGATTATTAGATCCCTTACTATTTTTACCTTTGATAACATCACTATTTATTGATAAGTTAGATTTAATATTTCCTAAATTATCCGTTACATAATCACTAAATTTTGTTAAGTCTTTTTTAACTTTTGGTATTGAATCGATAAGACCAACACCAACACCTTCACCTAAAAATTCACCAACTCTATCTTCCATTAATTTTGATGGTGAATTAATACCAAAGAAATTTTTAAATCCAGTGACAATACTATCGCCTAATTTTTGAATTGAACCCCAAATATCAAAATCAAACATACCTTCCATTAATCCACCAATTAAATCAGCACCAGCTTTTATCATATCAGGAATACCTTCAAGCAACGATTTTACAATTGTGCTAATGATTGTAGGCATTTGTATAATCAATTCAGCACATATTTGAGGGATAGCTTGTAAAATTGCCATAAACAATTGAATAGCTCCTTCTAATAGCAACGGTATTGATTGGATCAAGAAATTAATTATTGTATTGATAATTGTAGGTAGTACAGGAAGTAATGATTGTATAATAATAGGTATTGCTTCAATAATTGCATTAAATAACTTAATAGCTGCTTCAATAAGTAAAGGAAAAGCATTTATAACAGCATCTAAAATTGTTTGAATTATATTAGGTAATTCAGTTAGTAATTGCTCTATTAAAATAGGTATTGCTTCAATTATAGCAAGTAAAAATTGAACAGCTGCTTGAATTAATTGTGGTATAGCAGCAAGTAAAGAATCAATTAACATTGGTACAATTTCAATAATCTTACTTACAATATCTGGTAATAAAGTACCCAACATATTAATTACTTGAACAGTTAATTCAATTATGGTATTTAATAAACTAGGTAATGAATTAAGTAACGTTTCGACTAATTGTGGTACTAATTGCAAAACGATATTTAAAATAGTAGGAATAGTATTAGATACTTTTTCAACTAACATATTTAAAAGGCCACCAATACCTTTAACCAAAGTATCAGTTGCTCCAGCACTTCCTTCCAAAGCACCTTTTAAACCATTACCAATAAGCTCTACAAAAGGCTTTATTTCTCGTAGTAAATCAGCAGTTAGATTTTTAATAGTAGTCATGATAGGTTCAGCAATAGCACCTAAATCAGCCATAGCTTGTGTTAAATTAGCTTCAGCTTCTCGTGCTTCGATAATATCTTTAGCTGTTTCATTGTACGCTTTACCAGCTTCACCAAGTAATCTATTACTTACTTCAAGCATGTATGCTTGTTTTTCTTCTTCTGTAGTACAAGCGGCTAAACCCGCATTAAAGTCATCTACACTAGCACCTGTTCCTTCTAACATTTGTGTAAAAGCACCAGTTGCTTCACCTAACTTAATTGTTTCATTAGCCGCTTCAAAGAAAGTTTCCGCTTTCAATGCATCACCAAAAGTACCAACTACTCCTGCTGCAACATCCGCCCACTTAGCAGCTTCTTCTTCACTATTTGCAAGTAATGCAATTTGTTGAGATGCTTCAACTGCTGTATCAGATTCACCAATTATTCCAAATAAAGTTTTATAAGTTTTACTCGCTGATTCAGCACTTAAACTAGCACCTTTGAAAGCAGAATCTAATTTCGCTTGATCCTCTCTAAATTCTCTAGTACTTTCGGCTAAAGAAAGAAGTGCTGTAATAGTACCAGCAACAGCTGCTCCAATGGCCGCTAAACCTTTAGCCACGCCTTTACCAACATTTTTAAGACCATCTAATTTCTTACCACTTTTTTCAGCACTATCACCTTGTTCATCCAAGGCTTTACCATTTTTCAAAGTTGTTTTGGTTAAATCAATGTTTCCGCTTTCAGCTTCTTTTAATGTTTTGGAATAGTTATTAAATTCCTTTTGTGTTAAATTAACAGCTGCTTGTTGATTATTAATTTGTACTTTTAATTTTCTAGCTGCTTCAGAATTTTCACCTTGAGTTTTAACAACTTTTTCATATTCAGCTTCTAAACCAGCAAGTTTAGATTTTTGCATTTCTAAAACTGAATCTAATTGCTTTACTTTAGCAGTTAATCCATCGGTTGATTTAGTCCAATCTTCCATACCTGATGAAGCGGCTTTAAATTCACTATTAGCTAATTGAATTTGTTTGTTTGCTTCCGAAAGACCAGCCTTTAGATCGGTAACATCCAATCCCATAGCGACACCAATATAATTCTTTTCTTCAGGCATTAATTCTCACCCCCTTGTTTAATTGATTTATAATCAGTTACAGGGATAAATACTTTGGTATCATCCTTTGCTGATTTCTTTGATTTCTTTGTTTTTTTATTTTGATTAGATAATCGTTTGACTAACAAACAAAACTCACTAAATCTTTCTTTCCTTATTTCAAAAGGTGATAAGTGAAATCTTTCACATAGACTAAGCTGTAAATCAAATAAAATATCATAAAGGGAGGTTGATTGTTTCCCCCTCCCTTTTGCTAGTTTTTTGAGTTTTTACCGCCAAGTGAGTTAGCAAGTTGTGAAAATGCGTATTTAACAATATCCATTACAACTCTTGCTATTTCAGAAATTGCAAGACATTTGCATTCATCATCAGTAAGTTCAAATATTTCTTTAATTAATTGAATAAAAAATGGATAACCTTTTTTAATTAAATCAATAGCTAATTCTTGTTGACTTTCATCTGATAACGCTTGAAAACCACCTTCAAATAAATCAATATTAATTATATTTAAAACATCTTCACAAACTCCAGTTGATAGCTCGAAAGCATTAGCAGTAACAGTTTTTTCAACTTCTCTACAAAGTCTTGTTTTATAAATGTTAATTTTTAATTCCATTTCTAATTAATCCTTTCTATTAAGATAATGCTATAATTTCAGCTGGTGTTAATGGATCAATACTTGATACACCATCAGTAAAAGTACCAAATAAAGCTTCTTCAGTAACAGTAGTTGATAGTGGAACAACCAATCGTTTAACAGGTTGATTATCAGGAGCTTGTTGACTTCCTAAATTAAACTTAGTTTTTGTGTAAGCACCTGTAAATACATACTCAACCGTTGTAACATCTGTTCCATCATCTTCAGTATTACGTTCTTCATTTCCACCAGTTACAGTTGTGTTATACATGATAACAGCTTCTTCAGTTCCATCACTTTTCTTACCAATAAATCCAAACACAAAGTTCTTAACTTTCTTCGGTGTTTTAATGTAAACATCATTTGTTTCACTATAAGTTCTACCTTCTAACCAAGCACGTACTTTATTTGCTAAAACATCCATATTAACGGTTGCTGTATCAGGTCCTTCACTTGTGATATTTCTAATTGGTAAGTTATCTCGATAGATTGGAGCTGAACTTTCTTCACCTTCAACCGAACAAGAAACAGCACCTTCAAGTTCTTTCCACTTTTCAGCAGTAAATGTTGAACCATCATCAGATATAATTTCAGCAGCAACTAAACCTCTTAAACCACGATAATCTGCGTATTTTTTACTCATTTTTAATTTTCCTCCTTGATAATTCTTAAATATACTAATCTACCAAAATAGTTATCTTGATCAGCATCAGTATCTTTTGCTTTACCTTCTAAGATAAAGCCTTTTTGTTTTGCACGATTTATAAAATCATCCATTTGTGAATAAATCAAGTTCGCATTATTTGTGTAAAATCCTACTTGAATATATTCAACATAATTTTTAGAATTGTTATCTCTAAACTTAATAAAAGGAGTATCAATATTCCAAAAAGTAAAGAATGAATTAGGATACTCTTTATCCGACAACGAACCTTGTCTAAAGTAAGGTAGTCCAATTTCTTCAAACAAATCAAACAATTCTTGCATTATTTCAACTCCTTTAATATTTCTTCTAAAGTTTCTTTTTGAATTCTTTTTATTTCTTCTCGACTATTTTCAACAGCATAATATCTAAAGAAATAAGGTGTTTGTTTAGGTGTTCCAATATCTAAGAAAATAGCTGGTAAACCACCTTTTTTAACAGCATAACCAACCATTGAAGTTACTTTGTTATTTTTAATTTCAGTTTTTAGTTTGTTATAACTTTCGTAAGTATCGCCTGTATCTTTATGTTCTAACATAAAGAGTTGCGTTTTCATTCCGACTTGTTCTAGCGAATTGTCAACACATTTCTTAATAGCTTCATCAACTCTTCCACCAGCATCTTCAATTTTATTTAGTAGTTCTTTAAATCCATACATCTCAACATAATTACCACGCTTGATTGATGAACCACGATATTTTTTAGCCATGAACTCTCACAACCTTAAATCTACTATATTGATTCCTTCTATTAATATTTTCAGGTGACAATTTAAGTTCCCATGTGCTGTCATCATCCATTAATTTTATTCGATCATTCTTTTTAAGTTTCGGAATGAAGTAGGTATCAATTGTTAAAGTATCTTCTTCAGCTGATAAATCATTAATGTTTTTAGGACTTCCAACATAAGCTCTTGCACTACAAAAATAAACTTCTTCACTTTCAACAAAAGTAAGAGTGTTTACTCCATTAACTTTGCTCATTGTTGAACTTAAGATTTTAAATGGAACATTGAAAGGTGTTTGTGGTTGATATTGCTTACTCATTATCTAACACCTCATGTCTTAATTGATCGCATCGTTGATAGAAGTACTCACTTAATTTAGTATCACTATTTCCGTAATTCCATAAATCAGCAACACCTCTACTAATACAACCAATACACCTTTCATCAATGTTTTCTTCAGCTAGTAATTTAGTTGGAACACCAGCACTTTTCATATATTGAATCGTTTCATCAATATATAATTTAATAGTTTCATCTAATTGACTAGGTATATTTCCAAGAGCTATTTTAACTTTTGATAACAATTCATTTTTAGTCATAAGCACCTCCAATTCGTGAGGTTGTGAGCGTTAATTATAACGCTCACTTTCTCACATTTAATTCTATGCAGCAGCTTCAAAAACAATATCAATAGTTTTTGCTGAAGGTTGAGAAATATCATCTAATGTAATTTCAAACTCTTCATCAGTAATAGCAGTTGCACCAGTGTATGAAGCACTATAAGTATACTTCCCAATAGGTAATTCGTAATAGTCACTACCTTTTGTAATAGTCTCACCTTTTGCATTTTTAACTACAACAGTCATTGAAGAAGTAACAGTTGTATCGCCTAATTTTCCTGTAAAAATAACATTAGCTGGATATTTATTTACAAACGTATCTAACACATCACAAGTTGTTTCGCAATCTTTAAAATCTTCAACTTTCAAAGTATTACGACTAACTAGCTGAATCACTTTAGCTAAACAATCTCTTATAAGCATAGGCTATTCACCTTTCTTTAATAGATAAATGTATTTAGGATCTAATACTTTACCATCAACAATTACTAAACCTTTAGTAATGTATTGGTTAGTATTTTCATCAAAATATTTTTTGTAAGAGAATTCTAAATTAGTGTTAACAGAATAAGCTTTTTCAGGAACCCATAACATACCAAAGTATTCACCTTTAGCAGCTGAATCAAATGATTTAATACCTTCTTCTTCAACGAATACAACTTCACGACCTTTGAATGTTGCTGTTTCATCGCCAGTTACAGGATTGTAAGTTTCACGATAAACAGGTCTATTGTTTGTATCAACTAAAGTTAAGATATTAGATTCCCAAGTTTCAACGGTAAATACAAATTCAGGTCTTAACTTTCTCATAGAAAGAGGAATTTTAGCGAATACTTTCTTTTGCCATGCTGACCAATCAGCCATGTCTTTAGCACTAAATGTAATAACGTTAGCTGCTGGAATACGTGAATTACTAGGTTTATTAGCTTCAGTTAAAATACCAGTACCTTGTTTTACACCATCACCATTTAAAATGATAGTATCCATTGATTTCAAATAAGCCTCAACAATTGCATTAGCAATTTCTTTTTCAAAAGCATCAACTGTTAAGATTGATTGAAGTAATGATTGTGCGATACGGAATTCACCAATATGATAAGTAAATTCAACATAACCATCTACTAATCCAGCTTTTTGTTTTTCAGAAACACCATGTTCTTTATCAGTTCCATCAGTTCCATCAGTTCCATCCCAATAAACTTTTACACCAAAACTACCAATAGGATATTTAATACCGCCTTTAAGGTTAGTTTTCTTAACTCTTGAGTAAAGTTGCCCATAAACTTTTTCTACACCTTTGATAATTTCTTGAACGATTGTTTCAGGTAATAGAATACCTAAATCACCACTAACATTTTCACTATCAGCACGTTTTTGAAGTAAATCACTTAAAATACCTTTTTGAACATAGTTCATAAATGCAGTACGATATTCCATTGTTGCTCTTGGATTTTCATTTCTTGCAACTTGATTATCTACTGAATATGTTCCAACAGTTTGCATTGGATTAAAACCAGCATTACGTTGTTCATCATTTTCAATAGCTTGTAATTGTGAACGAGCTTCAGCAAGTTCAGTTTCAACAGTTTCTTTTTCAGTACCTAAAGAACGTACTTCATCAATGCTTGTTGATTTTTGAATAAGTTCTTTAATTTCCTTTGCACGAGCTTCTTTAGAAGCAATTAATTTCTTTAAAAATTCTTTCATTTTTTTCATCCTCCATATTTTAATTATACCCCATAGGGTATGTTTCGGCTAAAATTTTTATAGCCATTTTGCCTTTTCTTTTAAGAGTTCAAGCTCTCTTTTTTGTCGCTCACTATCCAGCGATGCCTTTGCACTATCCAGTGCTGTCTTATCTCTAGCACTTATTTCAGTGCTTTCATAAGCAGGAAGTGTAACAGCCGATACTTCAACTACTTGTGAAATATCAGTAATAGTTCTTAAAGGACTATCTGTATCAACATCGGTCCATTCATAACCACGAATACTAAACATAAAACTCATTCCACTAATATCGCCACGTTCAACAGCTGAATATAATGAACGAGCTTCAGAATTGTTTTCAACATCTAAATCAGCTTCGATTTCTAAACCTCTTTCAGTAACTTTTAATCTCATTGTTGAATTAGCGTTGTTATTTCTCGAACGTGCTAAAGGTATTTTTGATAAATCATGATTTACTAAAAAACGTACATCTTTTAGATCCGTTTTATCTAAAGCACCTGAGGCAATCTTTTCTCTAAAAGGACCTAAATCAGTTTCACTATTAAATACTATTGGTAAACCTTTAATAGTATATTTATTTTCAGTTTTTTCAGCTCGCACTTCACATTTGAGCGAACGTTTTACAAATTCATCTTTCATTTTTCTCACCTCATTCTTTATAATAAATTCAAATAAATTGCTTCTATTTTACTAGCAAATGTTGAAGTTATTTCCGCACCATCTTGATATGCTTTTAAATAATCTATTACGAAAGTATCTGAAGCATTTGGATAAGCATATATTCTTAATATTACATATGTTATTTTATTAGTAGCAGTATCATATATAGTGAATGTTCCTTCTGAAGAATTAGAAGTGTTGCTTGAGATATGCAAAATACATGAATAATATTTCTTTACAATGGCTGAAGCATTTGGATTATTTTCATTAAGCTTCAATACTGCTTCGAAAGTATTAAAATTTGTATTATCACTTTCTAAATTCAATATCTCAGCCAATTCATTTACAAAAGTAAGATGCTTATTATCTGTTCCAGCGTTCCAAGTGTAGCCAGTATAATCATTTATTGGAGTAATTTTTCCTATATACATACTCTTAGACATGTGTAATTGTGGTATATCGGCCTCTTCAGAAGGAAAACCAAGTAAAGGATTAGTTGATATTGCACCATAAGTATCTGTAGATGAATTTCCTAATACTGGTTCATTAACTTGTATAGTTTTTATAGAAAACGAATCTAATGTATTTGATTGTATTGATATTATATATACTGCTGGATCGTCTGTTAAAGGACTTGGAATAGCATATACTAACATATCATAATCACTACCAATAGCAGTTCCATTTATTACAGATGGATTGCTTCCATATAAAACTAATGGAATAATATCGAAGTATGTAGTTGTAACCTTTATAACAGCTTCATTATTCTTCAATTTGTTAAATTCCTCAGCTGTCAATACTGTAGTGAATTTGTTTGTAATTAAGTTAATGCCTTTTTCAATTACTTCAGCACCACCTTCAACAGTTATATCTCCTGTTCCGACTATTGATTGACTATTAATTGTTTTAAGATTAAGTTCTGCTATATTATTAGGTGAATCTAATTCTGTTCCATTAACTTTTACACCCTTTAGATAAAACTCTGGATTAAACACTGAACCAATATAAGATGAATCTTCAACAGTAATTAATAAAGAAAATGTCATAGTTTCGCCTTCACCCAGATTAATTGCAGCAGCAAATACATAATTAGTAGGAGTGCCTTCACTTGGTATCACTACAGTTTTATTTAAAATAAATCTTATCTTTTCATCGCTTGAAATTACTATATCAAAATTAATGTAAGCATTATCTTCAGCTAAGATGGCTAATTGTTCTGCGGTTAAAGTTCCACTGTAATCATATTTTAAGTCATCAACTGTGATTGTAATATGAGGAGCAGCTTCACTTCCACCGCCACCACCAGCACCACTTAAAGGAAAATATATATTTTCAGCCATTATTATTACCTCCTAATGAAAGCATAATTGTTGCACTTCTACTTCACCAGTGCCTTTGATATAAATAGCATTTTTTTCATACACGCTACTAAATTGCAATCTTTCGTTATTAAATACTACTTGACCAAAATTTGATTTAATTTTAACTGAAGTAGATTCATCTAATTCATTATTTTCACCAACTTCAAAAGCTACAAAAATATCATTATCAGTAAAATTCTTTACCGACCATTTACCACACTTATCAGCAAATTCAATCTTTGTAGTTGTTCCAGTTAAATTTATTCTTTTTACATTCATTTATTTCACCTCTTTTTATTCAAATGTAAATGTTGCATTACCCATAATTTGATATACACCATCACCTATTAATTGAGCGTTACTCGTAATATCACTAGGTATATTTCCTTTGAAAAATACCATAGTTCCTTTAATAGCTTCAAAGCTTTCACTTTCCCCTAAAGCTAGTGTTTTCTCATTAACATCAATATCACCATTATTCAAATAATTAAAATAAACTGTTACATCAGAACCAACAGCATTAATTGTCATTGTAACAGTGTTTATTGTTGATCCACTTCCTTCATAAGTTCCAGTAACACCCTCAATTTTTACACCTTTTTTGATATTTCTAGGTATTAGATAAATATCTTTTTGTAACTCAATATCTTTAAAAACTTTTCCTGCAGGTGGTTCTTCAACATAAAGTTTTGAAGTTGGATGATAGGTTACGTTTACCATGTTAACCACACCGTATATTTCTGGTTTTGCTTGACTTCCAGCGTTTGTTCTTCCAACAGCCATTATTTCACCACCAGTACACTAGGTATATTTATTGCAGTATTTACTTTTGAATAAATATAAATACCACCATCATATGTTTCACATACAGGAGCGTAATTACCGCTCAATGCTTCATTACATCCAAATGTAACTTCAGATACCATTTCACTAGTAACTCCTTCAACTGAAATACTTGCACGATAACTATAACCATATCCGATATAAGTAGTATCTTCAGTCCACTTATTGGAAGCTATACTTATATTTGTTAATTTAAGAATGTTATAATCAACTGTAATATCAGCATCTGGATTATACTTTAATACTTCGTTAGCACTAATTTTTAAAGTTGCATTTGAAATATCAATGTTTGTTCCACTAATTGTTTCTACATATCGATTGCCATTAACTTCATATACAACTGTTACTAAAGTAGAAGTTGCTCGTAATGATAAAATTTCAAAATATATATATGTACGATAGTTATCAAATTCCGAAATATTAAAAGTATAGTCATAATCTAAACTATTCTTTTTAAAAGCTAATTTAATTTGACATGTATAAGCATTAGATTGTACACCGCTATAAATCTTGTAATTAGCAATTGGATCTAAATAATACACTCCATCTATTGCAGTTTGTTTAATGTAGGTTACCGAATTATCAAAATCAGTTTTGTGAACTGTTTCCCATTTACAACCTGCTTGACAAAATCCATAAATTTTTGGTTTATTCATAACTTACACCTCCTATTCAATACAACGGTACATAAAATTCTCTTGAGATTGACTAGTAGTATCTTTATTTGTTTCCAAATTTATAGCATCAGTTGTTCTAACACACGTTACTGTTCCATCTAATGAGATTCTAATTTCCACTTTTACTATATTCAGCGTTTGTGCAGAATTATTATAGGATATGAAAGGTGTAAAACTCCCTATGTGACCGTTTACAGGGTCTTCTGAATAAATCATCGTTATTATTTCTGTACCACTGTAGAACTGATAAGTTCTTTTCTTAGTAAGAGTTAATTCACCACTAGTTGCAGTTTTCCATTCAGGATATTCAATAAATCCTTTTCCTGTTGAAAAACCTAATTGTTTTTTACTCATTATCTACACCTCCTGGATCACTATTTGTTTTGTTATTTTCTTTGTTATTTTCAGCATTAGTTTTATTACTTGATTCAGCAATTTGTCCTTCTAATTCTTGCAAAGGCCTTAAACCAAAAGCTGTTCTTAATTCATTTTTATAACAAGCTCCACTATCAACTAAAATATCAAAATACGCTATCTTTTGTTGCGTATTCATAAAGATCAGTTCTTTAGTATAGAACATAATCTTATTACCAAAGCCATTTTCTCTTGCACTGAATAAGCCTTTTGTGTGAGCTTCAACAGCAATTTTTACAATAGGTTCTAAAGTTGATTGATAAAATGCTTCGTATTGAGCTGCTGTATAATCTCTATCAACTATCGCAATACTAACTCCGAATGTTCTTAATATCTTTTTATCGATAAATTCAAGCGTTGTTGCATCCAACAATTGAATTTGTTTATTTATTGGAACAAATTCAGTTTGAATATCTAAAGGTAAAATACCACTTTCGTTATTTTCGAGCTTCTTTTCAAAGTTCGTAATTTCTTGTTTTTGTGCGTCTATATTAGCCATTGTTTTCATTTTGATAGCAGCATTAACAGAACATTGCATTTTCAAACTTTTAGCCAAACCTTTTAACAAAACATTATTGATTTCTAGTGTTTCAAGCAATGCTTTATTATCGGCTTTTCCATCTTCATTACCACCCATAAATTCACTTACTGAAAAATCTTTTCTCAAGTGAATAATATTTTCATAAGGTAATTCACATTCATAGCCATTACCAAACTTCATATAAATCCATAAGTTATTAGTTGGATCTTTTCGCCATTCAACATATACAGGTTGCAAAGGCCACAAACTTTTTAGTTTTCCATTTTCATACATCGGATAAACAAAAGCATTCTCATTTAACAATAAATTAGTAAACACTTTACTTTTATAATCAACAGAAGTCATTAACGGATTAGGATTATCTAACACTCGTTGAATATCACCATTAACACCTATGTATTCACCATTATTATTTTTACGAACATGTACCATATCAAGTTTTACAAGTTCGTTTACGATACTCATTATTGCTTGTTTTACAACATCACTTAAAAAGATATCTTTTCCAAATTGTGAATACCAAGGGTATCTTCCATCAAGATAAAATGCTACTTTCTTGTTATTATTTTTATTTTTTCTAAATATATCTAAAATACCCATATATCTAACTCCTTACTTTCACATACCTTTCATCATTTCTATGTTTAACAACATAACCAAGAGTAACAATTCCATATTTTTGAGCTAATGGTTTATAACCTTTTTCATATCCATATCCTCCAAAATCAAGAAAAGCACCTTGAGTAAGCAAACAAGAAACTTTACATTTAACAAGTTTGTTTTGTGGATCAACAATAAAGTTTTCTTCATAAGTACATATAAAATCATGAACGTGTCCCATAATGTAAACATCAGCACCAGATACAACTTCACTCATTTTAAGTAAAGCATTTAATTTACCAGCTTTCTTAGTTGAAGAAGCTACACCATGAGAAATTACAACACTAAAAGAATGTTTTTTCTTTATGTTTCCTCTATATATTCCAAACTTTATGAACAATATAAATGAACTCTTATTGTATCGATCTAATATTTCTAATCTATCAGCAATATAGTAACTGATATCAAAACCAGTAGATTTAAAAACTCTATTTTCGTGATTCCCACTTGTCATTCCCAAAATCTTATGTTTTATTGGTTTTAATTTTTCAATTATTGCATTTGCTTGTGTTTGTGGTGTTCCTTCTTGAGTGAATAAATCACCAACAGAATCTTTTGTTACGCATTCGATTAAATCACCAAGCAAGATACAATATAAATTTTCTTGCGTTTTAACTTTATCTATCGTTTCATCAAATAATTTACTATTGAATTCAGGTGATCCAAAATGAACATCACCTATAGGAATTATTTCAATTTCTTTAATATCATTTGAAAGCTCGACAACAATACTAGGATAATTCATTTTTTTCCTCCTATTCAGGTAAATAATCTAACAAGTCGCTTTTAAAACGATTGTAGACTTCTTGCACAAATACTAATGTATCAGCACCATCTTTTCTTTTACTTGCCATTCCATCAACTTTGCATAAAATAGAACGCTCTTGATTATTAACTTTTAAAGCAGCATTACCAAGACACCACTTATCAATTGCATTTAATCCAATAATCTTTTTAGTTTTTAAATCAGCTTCTACTTGCTTGATAGGTGTATGTAAAATATCAGGTGATTGGTTAATCATTATTAAGTCTTTCTTATCTTCCCAACCGTAATAATTCATTCGGTTAATCCATTCATTTTTAAATCTTTGGTCATAACCGCATTTAAATAATCGAATACCATACTTTTCTTGAAAGTTATAAAACCAGTCAGCAACAGCTGCTAAATCAGCATCGTTTCCTTGACAAATTGTAAGTAAATTATCATTAGCCCATTCACGATACTTAGCACCAGCTTGAGTGTCAGGACTAGTTTCTAGTTTGCTTTCTGGAATCCAATAATGACTACATATGTATTTAGTGGTTGGATCACTCTTTTTAATAAGCATTATTTTAGCCGACACTAAGTCGGTTGTTTCAGCTAAGTCCACCGAACCAAAACAGAAATAATTTCTAAAGTCTTCAATATTAAAACTGCTTTCATAATCGTAATCTTCTTTCATTAACCACGCTTCACCATTATTCATTTTGAAGTTGAAATCTTTAGAAAGAACGAAGATACGCTTAGTCTTATCTTTTCTTGCTTCATCAACTTGATCACGCAAATAAGACCATTTCTTAACCCTATAAATAAGTGTAGGATTTGCTTTTTGCCAAGCCTGTGATATTCCGTTATCGTCCGTATTCCAAACCTCTTGTTCTGAATCTTGTGTATATAGCCAAGGCAAACAGCGTTTAGCAGAAATAGAGGTATCTTCGCCTTTAATAATTTTTCGATACTTAATTAAATCCTTATCAAGATAACCATCGTTAGTAAATCCTTCAGTAGTGATTTTGATTAGTTTCTTATTTTCCTTAATTGACATTGATTGAACGATAGGATTTATTAAACTATCATCTTGCATTTCATGTACTTCATCAACAACAGCATCATCAATGTTTTTACCTTCTTTATTTCTTGTTCTTTCTGATAAAGTACGGATTTTATTATTGTTATATAAACAAGTTAAACCTTGTCTATTTCTCCAAGTGTCTGTATTAGTTGGATCAATAAGCATTCTCATTGTGTCGCACGCTTCAAACAAGATTAATGCTTGATCGTAAGTATTGGAAGCTGTAATAATATCCATACCTTCACCACCAATACACATTTCAGTAAGGCATATAGCTGAAGAGGTTTCGCTTTTGGTGTTTTTACGACCAATCAATAAAAGCGTTTCTGTAAACCTATCAACCCATTTATCTAAATCTTTATCATAAATCTTGAACGAATATAAACATTCGATAAATGCTTTTTGCCAAAGCATTAATTTCATCGGTTGATTGTAGAAAGGTGATTTAGTTAAACGAATACAGTTTTCCATAAAGTCAATCATTAAATCGCTTTTGGTTGTATCGTATCGATATTCAGGATTATCTAAATCAACAATTAGATTATTAAGTTCCATTAACATTTCTTCACCAACAAGAAGTAAAACTTCTTTATCGCCTACTAAAGTTTTTTTACGCTTGCAATCTTTATAATATTTAACAAGCCAAGACATTATTTATCACCTTTTAATTTTTTGAAATAGGCTTGTAAAGGCGAATCTTGTCCAACTTCTTCTTTATTCAAAATACTTGCGAGTTTAGTTGTAATGTTGGTATATTGCGAAAGGCTTTTTTCATAAAGTGAATGATAAAACTTAAACTTCTCTTTTGTTTGTGGAGTAATTGCAATATTATTTAGTTCTCGTTTATAATCGACCAATCTTTTTTCTAAATACAACATTTCATCAATTAAATTGATAACTATTTCTTTAGTTTGTGATTTATCAAAAAGTTTTAGTAATTCTTGCTTTCTTTCCATCTAAAAATGACGCTCCATTTTTATAGTTTTTATATATAGTGTCTAATTTTTAAAAATTTCAGTTTTTCAAAAATCAAAAAATCAAAATTTCAGTTGCGTGTGAAAATAGGCTCCCCGTACAGTCCCTCAAGTAAATTTTTTTACTATTGATAGGGGGGGATATCATCCAAGTCAATAATTTCTGCACCTAAACTATTTACTAATCGTTCACGTTCACCACTGTACTTGTATTCGCCAACAACGTAAGCATTAATCCATTTACCTCTACGACATTTAATCATATCAATAAGTAAATCACGAACAGCAAAAGCATTGTCATCACATCTATTACTATCACCAATACAAATACATTCTTTTATCTTGACAATCTCACACACTAAACAACCAGCTACACTATTATCATTAACCCATTGCATTCTATCTTCTCGTGATCCACCACAAACAATATAAACGTGTCTAGTATAAGAACCAAATCGTTTATGTATTTCATTATGACAAGCATGATGCACAAGCATTATATTATCAGGATTTAAACTAACACTTGCATCATTCACATTATCTAATGTTAACTCTTTAACATGGTGTCCTATACAATCATAGCTTCTAACAATAGTCTTTCCACAATGCTCACAAATAAGTTCACCATTACTATTAACTCTTGACATCTTAAGATTGATTAATAAATCATTCCAATCTCTACTCGTATAGAACGAATGCATATTAGTGTAGTACATATAGCACCTCCTAATAATATTCCAGTACCACAACAATGTTCTAGCATATTAGTTATTACTTACTAGCATAAGGAAGTATACTAAGCAGAAAGGGATAAACATCTTAATATACTTCATTATACCAATACCCATAAGGGTATTAATATACTTAAAAAAATATTACCAACTACTATTCACATACATAAATAACTTACCAACTACTATTCTCATACATAAATAACTTACCAACTACTATTCACATTTAATTGCTTTCTTAACTCAAGCTCTTGCTGCTTAAGTTCATAATTTTTTCTATCTTTAACATAATCTTTATCGTATAAGTTAAGACAACCAAATATAGCAGTACAATCAGGTGGTAATTCTTTAACTGTAATTTCAGTGTACTTTGTTTCTTTACCATCATTATCTTGTTTTATATATGTTTTCTTTTCTTCAACTTTTGTACCTAAAGCACGTTCAACTAATTTACCTCTTAACTGATCGACCAATTGACATCTAGGTTTAGCACACAAATCCGCAAGTTCTTTAAACTGGAGCTTGTAATTATTCCAAGAAGCATAACTAATATTTAACGATTTAGCAACTTGCTTTTCTGTAGCACCATTATTTAATTGTTTGTCTATGTAGTCTAAATAAGGTAAAATGTTGCTTTCGTACTTGCTTCTTCTTCCACCAGCCAATTTAAGTCACCTCACTTATTTCTTTTCAAGATCGGATATCCTATGATTTATAACTTTAATTTGTTCTTCAACAACAGGCATTCTTTTAGCAAAATTATTATGTTCCCTAACTTCTCTAGTTAGTTCATCAATTTTAACATCAGTAACAGCTTGATTTTTTGTTACTTCCGTTTTAATATCGTCTACAACTTTATTCTTTGTTGCAAAACTACCTATTACAGAACCTATCAAAGCGAATACTCCAGTTATTAAAGCTACAACTACTGCTTCACTCAT